GTCGTCGTCCCGCAAAGTAGACGTTAACTTATCTAGCTGCTCGTAGGCCATTTCTTTAATCTGGCGGTTAAGGACAGTTTCTAAGTTTGGGCTGCCAAGTTTGCCGGACAGGGAGTACTTCTGCTCAAACGGGGTAATCTCTTGCTGCAGGGCGCGAATGTCCATTTCTTGCTGGCGCTTTTCGGCTGCTTCAAGGGTTTTTTGCAGACGCTGTTCGTACTGCTCGCGGGTGCGACGTTCTTGTACAAGTTGCATTTCAATTTCTTTTTTGGCGCGCTCGGAGGGCGTCATTTCTTCCCACTCAAGCCGTTCCTTGTACTTGCCTTCAAGGAAATCAGTTAGTGCCTTGCCCTTGCCGTCTCCACCAAGCAGCTTGTCGATAACGCCTTCCTTGCCAAAGTTTGAGAAAGTTTCTTCAAGGCTGCTCCAGTTTTCGTGCGACTTTTTATAGGTGTCAACGTCTTGAACTTCCGCGCGGAACCTGTCCCGCTCCGCCTGCATTTTGCGAAACCCGGCCGCCTGTTCCGCTAGTTTGTCCAGCTTTGACAAATCGCTCGGGTCATACAGAAACTTTGTCCGCTTGCCCGTTTCGTCTGTGACTGTAACTGCCCGCTTTTGGCCTTCGACTTTTGGCTTTTCTTCGGGAGACTCTTGTTTTGTTTGGACTTCTTCCTGCTGTTCCGCAGTTTCTGTAGGCTCTTCTTTGGCCGCCTTTAGTGCGTTTGACAAGTCCGCAGAGGATAGGGAAGCCGCGTCGCCTGCTTCTTCGTACTCGCCCGCGCGAGTTGTTGGCGGCGCCTCGTACGCCTCTGTAGCCCAGCCATTATCGGCCGCGCCCGTGTCCGGCGTATCCGGAGAGTTGTGAAATGGGGACAGTGAAAAATTACGGAACTGAAACATAGTAACTCCTTTGGCCGTTCATGCGGCGAATTGCCGGGGAATGGGCCAAAGTTACTCTGTCATATTGCTAGGGTTATGTCAAGCCGGGGATGGGCGGCAGTGCTCCTAGTGGCGACGGGGGCTCAGCGGATGCCGGCGGCTGTGCGGGTGTTGCCGCCTGTTTTAGATTTTCTGTATACTGCTGAATTAATTCTTGCACTTCCGCTTCTAGGTATTTGTATTCTGCAGTCATAATGTACTCTAGTGCGCATTCAAGCATTGCCTTGTAGTCCATGTTGGGCTGCAGCGGGACGACTGTTTTAATTTCTGCAATTGTTTTAATGTCTTCTTCAACTCTGCGCCGCGCAATCTGAACTCTGTCATAAATTCCTTGCAAGTCGGAAAACTTTAGTAGACGCAGCAGTGTAATCGGCGGCACGCCGGCTTCTTTAAACAGCGGCATGAGTCCCATAATTTCCTGTCTGCGAATTCCCGGGTCAAGACTAAAGGAGGTTCCATACTCGACGACTAAATCGTAACCGCCAAGCAAATCCGCTTTTTTAAAATCAATTGATTCAAATGCACGCTCCTCGCCTATCATTTGAATTGTTCTGTCTTCTGTATAGTGTACCTGCATAAGTCCAAGAATATGTTTATACAGTTGCTCGACTGCGTCTACAAATTTGTTGAATAGACGCCGGCGAATCATGTTGCCCTGTTGAACTGCATATTGCATAGCGCTTGTTGCCTGCTCGCGCGATTGCACGCCGAACATTGCTTCGTTAACGCCCATTGAATCGTCAATACCCTGTCTTCTCATTTGCCGCACTGTCATCACTGTCCCCGGGATTTCCGGTGGGCGCAGGTATTCTGGTCGGTAGCCCGCGCGATACACAATTACTTCGTTGGGGTTGTTGGTAATTGCGGTTGGGTCGATGTCCGCGTCGTCCGGAATAAGCCACTTCATAGCGCCGGTGGCCTTGATATTGTCTAGCATTGTGCTGTCGAGGCGGTTCAGATACTCCTGGTCGGACGCGGCGTATGATACCGTACTTGCGCCCCAGTACATGCCTGGTAAATCCAGGTCTGTTAGTAAGTGGTACGGAAGGAGTGCTTCTCCTGGCATTTCTTTTGGCAGTTTGCCCTGCTCAACTAGGCGCATTTCCTGCGACGTGAGTGGCCTGCGGAATCTGTAAGGCGATGGCGCGGGCTCGGAAAGCAGCGTGCCGTCTTCTAAGCACCACATAAACCGCCCTTGCTGGCCGTTCCAAGGCGCACCTTTTTCCCAGTACTGATAGCAGTTTACAAGTTTCTGCCACTTAGGCTGCTGGTCCGAAGAAATGCCTAGAGGCGAGTACGAGCCGACTGTTCCGTCCTGCCCGCCGTCCGCTTTATTGGCAAGTTCCTCAATCATTTCCCCCCTGTCTGGAAACTTGTGCAGGGCTTCTTCAAACGTCATTTGAACTTTTTCAAATACCCACTGAACTTTGCCCCAGCTATTTGCGTCGCAGTCTGGCCAGAAATTCCAAACACTTAGTACATCAACGGAAATGTCCCCGTTCATTTCAACTTCGTTTGTTTCCGGATTAAATCCTGAAATTTCGCCTGCGTCCGGATTCCATTGTGTTTTAAGAACTGCCGAGCCGTAAAGCAAAGTGTACCATGTCCACAAATCGGTATTGTTCTTAAGCGAAAACCGACGAAGGGAATAGTGCACGGCTGCATCTGCGGCCGTTGCGCAGCGCTGGTCACGGGCGTCTGGGGTTAGCGGCTTTGGCATGATAATTGGTGGGTTTGCGGAAATCTGCGAATGTACAAGACGAAGATTGCGCATAACGTAGTTCGAGCCTACGTTTGGAATTGTGCCCTCGGCGTCGGTATACTCTGCTGAGCCCATTAAGTCGGGGCCGCCATAGGTGCCGTCCCACTGCATATTTTTTGACGGCATGGTGGGTTCTGTGCCGCGCAGGTTAAATGCAATACGCTCGTTTAATCCCCACCGGCGTTCATGCGGAAGGCGGGCTTCTTTTGCGCGCTTTAGACGTTCTGCCAGTACGCGCTTAGCTTTTTCTTCCGACCACTGCTCAATCTTTTTCGCCATTGTCAGCGTTCTCCATTCGGTAGATAAACTCGCCCACTACTTCTCTTATCTCAGTTGGTAGTTTATGTTCAAGTGCTTTTAATTGCGACACGCATTTCTTGCGCCGGTCTTGCCCGCCGCAGGATTCGCAGTCTGCTTCCAGCGCCTCCGCCATCCAGTACTCTGCCTTTTCTTGCGGGGTTGGCGGCCTGCGTTTTTTTGGTGGGAGTGTACCAAACGCCGGCAAAACAATAAGCAATTGCAGCTGTTTTTTTGTATGCATTTTACCTCCCTCGTTTTATAGCAAACACATTTGCGGCGTGGTGGGCCGCGGCCATGGCATGCCGTTGCTTTCTTTCTCTAGCTATAACTCTACGTTGCCTGATAATTGTAACAATTGCAAGGGTTACGATGGTAACTGCCACAAGGTACGCGCCGAAAAACATAGCATACATGGAAAATCTCCTGGGTAGCTGGTTACCAACGGCCGCGGGACAGGACATAGGAACGCGCGTTTGCTTTTTTGGGACGGGCCTGTTCCGCAAGATATTGTTTATACAGGAGCATGTCCCGCGTCATGGGGGCAGTGGTAACTACGTCCTTGGGCTTACTATCTACAAAATAGCGGAGGCAGTCAAGCAAGTGGAACTTTTTGGCGTTGGCTATCTTACCTGTGTCCTGGTCACTAAATACACAGGAGTTAATTTCGTCGATGAGGTTTTCGCACCAGGGCGCAATAAACACGCTTGTGCCTAATGCCTCTTGAGTTAGCGCAAACGTTTCCATTTTGCGGCCGGCTTTCTCAGTTACCGGCTCGTACTTAAGTCCTTTGGCCCTTGCCTCGTTTGCGTACCAGCTTGCAGCTGAATCGTAAACGCGTTTGACAATATTTAGATTACGTGTGGCCTTTTCAACTGCCGCGACAATAAGTGACGGCGTGTAGATGTTTTCCAAATAGTCTGCCCGTATAATGTACCACGCGTTTGTAAGCGGCGACTGCGCGGCAATTAGTAGCCCGTGTTTTGACTGCGTTGCTGGGTCAGACACTTCAACGTGCCGCCAGGAGGGTTGGTATTCTTCTGGCGCCAGTACCGCCCTGTCCGGGTCAAGCTGCAAAACAACGCCGTCGCCTTGGCTCCAATCGCCTTCCAAAATAGTTTGCCGGTAGGCCGGGGGAAGGCCCGCAAGTTCGGTCATTACCTCGGCCTGTCTTTGCGGGTTATCTCTGTACACCGGGTTATCAAACATTTTGAATCTGTGGACTTTTTTGAATTCGTTGGGCGCTTCGACAAGCTTCTGTATTTCGGAAGACACTCCTTTTGGTGTAAACGTTCCGATAAAGTATCCGCCCTTTGAAGACACGCGGCGCTGCAGCTCTTCTATTAGTTTTGCTGTGCGTGGCATTTCATCAATCCAGGCGATGTGTCCGACAAAACCCTGCGCCTTTTCCCGGGCTTCATTTTCGCTATGAAACGACTGGAAAATAATTGTATTGCCGGTGGGGATGTGCACTACTTTTTTAAGTACGCTGCCGACGCGCACTTCCTGTATTTCGGACGGGTCAAGAAGTCCGCGGAGTTTGCTGCCGTAAATATTCTCTTCCGCCATTTGACTTGTGCGTGTCATTACAAGCATAAGCAATGGTTCGTTTCCCCACTCTTTTGGGCGAACAAACGTTGGATGGGAACCTTCTAGCAGCCAGGAAATTAGTCTTGCCGCACTAGAGGACTTGCCGGATTGTGAGCCCGCTGTAACCCAGTGATATCTATGGGATTGAAAGTTATAGAGAAACTCGCGCTGCGCGTTGGTAGGCGTGGAATCCGGGTTGCTTGCCTCAAAACAGCTTTGACGCTGAAGCTTGAGCTTCCGCGCCAGGATTACCTTTACAAGTGCGTCCGCTGTATTGGTTGACATGCAGGGCCTTTACATAGTGACGCGAACATCTACAACTTGAACTGTGTCGGCGTTGGCTTTTGTAAGCGTTGCACGAACTAGATTGGCCGTCGGCAGCAGACTTGCGTCGGTAGAGTCTGCGTAGTTTAGGCTTAGGCGGGTTCCGCGCACGGCAGTAACTGTCATTCCGGAAGAGGCTACAGAAGCAACCACGTAAGCTTCGCTTCCAAGTGGAAGTAGTCTAATGGTGTTTGCGTCTACTACGCGTACTACGTACTTTGTGTTGGGCTGAAATTCTGGAGGAAGTGTTGTAGTTGCTGCAACCACAACCACACGCCCATTAGTTAATCCATGAGCGGTTACCGTAATATCGGAAGAACCTGCAGGCACCGAGGCTGTTAGGTTTGTTGAGCTGGTAAGTGCCAAAGCCGAGCCAAGCGCAAACCAAATTCCGTCGCCGTTAGATTGCTGCCACTGGATTTCCGTAGTGCCGGCAATAGTATCGCGGCCTGTGTAAACAGTTGCATCGAATAGCGCGCGCGATTCAGAGGTAACTGCAAACTCCGGTGAAATTGGCAGCGTTGTAAGTGCCGCGCCGGAAAAGTTGCGGGTAACATATTGTCCGGGCGAGCGGCGGGTAAGTCTGCGGCTCATTATTTAACTTCTCCTGCATGTGACGAGAATATGGGAGTTAATTCAACGCTTCCGGAATTGGCGTCAAGTACTACCGAGCAGTAGTTCCAGTACGTTCCATTTTGCACTTTACGCGAAAATTCTTCCATTGGCAAGTACGATAGTAAAATTGTTGCAACCATGTTGTCTTCGTTTAAGAAGATATAATATGAGCTTGCCTCATACGTCCGCGTCTTTCTACCGATACGAACTTTTACTTTAGTAAAAGGTTTGTGGTGGTTTACTTTAGCAGATTTAGCTAGTTGTAGCGTTGTGTGGGCCAAAGATAAGGTAGGCGGCATGGTGTCTTCCTCCAGATGTGGCCCAGTTGTTGGGTGTATAGAAAGCTAGCATGTAATTTGCCCGGCCGCAAGGGGAAGGGAACTACTTGACTTCCTTAGTATATCCTAATGCCACCAGCGCCTCGTCCAGCTCGCGGGAATCCATACTACCAACTTTAGAAAGCATATCAACTTCTTGCGCGTTCTTTTTAGGAAATGCATTGGCCAGTTCCATAAGAAGTCTTACTGCACCAAGCCTTGCGCTTTGGGCTTTTAACTCTTCGTTTGACAGAAGGCTGTCAAGCGCGTCCATTGCCTGGCTCATCATGTATACCTGGCGCACTTTTATTTCCGTACTATTCGACGCCCAGTCCCAAAATCCTGGCACTCCGGCCCAGACTTCTAACCGCCTGTCTGGGACAAGCGCTTGAATTCTTTCGGGTGTTAGTGGAGTTAGTCTGACATCAACGCCCTTTTCCTGGAGCGCCACCGTAAGTTTAGCCTTCCACAACTTTTGTGCATTGGATGGCTTAAAATCTCCGCCGTCTGTCTGCTGTGCCTGCAGGCTTCCTCCGCCCGCAACTACAATCCTAGACTCGCTCATTTTTTAGTTCCCCTTTCATAGTGCCAGCGCGCAATAGACAACGCCTTTTCCCAGCGAAAGTTTCGATTTTGCGGCTCAACTTTTTGCACCCATTCCATAAATTGAGACGTATTTTCAAAATGCCACGTCGCGTCACGAAGCTGGGCAAACGACGCGCCATCTTCTAGCACTTCCGGTAGTGGCTTGTGGCCCTTTACCGCCCAAGCCTGTTTTCTATAGTAGCGTATTAATCCGCGAAAGTCACCTAATGCTACATATTCAGATGAGCGGCTTCCCGGCAACGGCGGACTTACCTGTTCTAGCATGCCCAATTCTGTTAGTATGTTTATGCATTTATACACTTCATACGAAGGAAGCTTTAGCCAGTTGGCCAGTAATTTTGCCGGCAGTTCCGCGCCCTCAAAGTTGAGTAAATCGGAATGTCCGCCTATCTTTCTAAGCACTTGCGCAGATATTGGGGGCAGTGGGTATTGCTTTAGAAACTCTTCTTCGCTAATTATGCGTTCGTGATAGTCAAACCACTCTGCCCGCGACAGGTGCGTAACTTCGGCAAATGTCCATACTTTTGCATGCGGCAGGTAGGTGCTTAATAGCTCGGCCGATTCCTTTGACACAAAACATTGTATTGCAGCGGTTGTCGCCCTGTCCCACCAGTGCAGTTGCCCGGCATAACCGGTTGCGTTTAACAAAGCTTCCATAAAGTACTGCTGCATTTTGGCCGTATGCGGCACCAACTCTGAACAAAACGTTTCGACAACTACGGCAACTTTGGGCATGCCGGAGTAGGAATAGAACATAACCCCTTCAATTGCCTGGGCAAAATGCCAGGCTTTTTCCCGTGCCTCGTCTTCCGTCATCCCTTCCGGCATATCTTTAGCGTCAAAATCGTAGAACAGCGCAATCTGCCCAGCGGCCTCCTGAGAACGCGAGCCCAGAAGTGGCAAATCTTTTTTGGCCGTACATTCGTTTATTTTTGCGGGGTAGATAGTTCCGCGCCAGGCATATTGCGGGCCCTGCTGGCTTAGGTGCTTCCAGCGTAGAGGCTTTCCGTTCGGCAGGCAAATGGCTCTTGAAAGTACCTGCATCGCGTGTCTCCCTGCGGGTGCAAAGTTATCACAGGGGCAATGGCCCCAGGTACGGGTTCTCTGTTATTTGTGTAGCGCATCGTCGACGCTCGCGTCAACTAGTCTGTCCGCGTCGATGCGGCAGAAGTCCCACGCGCCGTAGTTATGATTCGTCACGCGTGTTGCATGCCGCACAAATTCGGCAAGCGACATTTTGGCGCCTGCAATTACCGCCGCGCACTTTCTACATATCGGCATTGTGTTGGAAAAACTAAAGCCGAGTCCGGGCAGCCAAACAGTCAGGCGATTTAGGCCGGTTAGATAGCGGGAGTTGCCGGCGAGCGGTTTATGTCCGCAGCTTTGGCAGGGGCCTGTAATCTTGCCCCACCATTCGTCGGGTGTAAGTGTCCAGGATTCCTTGAGTGTCTTGGCGCGGGTTATGTCGCCCGGCAGAAGTCTTTTTATAGCCGACTGCTTTGCGGACTCTTCGGACAGCACGTGTTCGCGGACGGAACATTCGGCGCGCCTGCATGTTAATCGCGCAAGTAGGTGCCGCGCATTTGGCGTGCGGCTCAAAAGCACGTCAAGTTTATGCGCCTGATTATTTGTCATCCGCAGCGTTTCGCCGCAGTCGCAGCGGAACAGCCACAACTTTGAGTGGGCATTTCCCGCGCGGCCCTTCCTCTTAATGCCCTCTACGCCCGTCAGGAACCCGAGCCGTCTGCCGGCCCAGTTTACCGAGCGTATATTACCAACTTTCATGCCCGCCATAGCCAAAGTCCCCCAGTTCTTACCGGGAACTATGCCCACTTCCGTAACCAAAGTCAATGCTGCTGTAACTGGCTAATTTTACAGGCGGCCCGGCTTTATTGGAAAACGGCCCCGAGTGTGGGGGACTAGTCATACTCTTACCCCCTCACTTCCCCCACTTGTACCTGCAAGCAAACACTACCTAAAATTATCGGGGGGTAGAGGAGGGGTGACTTTCAACCGCCAATTCCTACCCGGCTTCTGCATGCCCCGCAACATCTGCGCCGATGAATATCTACTATTATACGCGCCAATATATCTGTCGCCGGAAATGTTACGCCGCGTTGTCCATCCCCACAGTATCTGCCCCGGATACCTATGTCAAGGGCGTGGCGCTGGTGGGCTCAAGCCAAGACTCCGCAGGCGCGGAGTTGCAGGCGCAAGTGTCCGAAACTACGGCGCTTGATGTAATTTAGCTAAAGTTTTTTGGCCAAATGTCGAAATGAATTGTATGAGGGTTGCAGTGGTTGCAGTCCTCTTACCGGGAGAACGGCGATGTCAAACACAAAGGCGAAGATTCAAGTCAAGAACCTGAGTGTCCAGCTCCGCGGAAACCTGTACTGGATTGTCGACGTTACCACCGGCTACGTGTACCAGAGCCGTGCATTCACCACACGTTCGGAAGCCAATGCAATCTTGTCGATGGCTCGTGCTGTGTGTGGTGCCTAACCCAAAGGAGTGTACGTG